CGCGGCGCTTAACTGGCGCAGTTATTACCATGCGAATAATCAAACATGGCCTGATCAAGTTTAAGTTCTGTCGAAATAACAATTTAACCAACCAGGGAATCACCATGAAAATAAGTGAACAAGAATTCAACGATCAGTACAAAGTAGGTCAACGCGTAATCTATACAGATGACTTTGGAAAGGAGCACATAACAAAAACAACGTCCATGGCGTGGGACTTGTGCGGAACGCCAGTGGTTAAGATTGAGGGCAAAACAGGTGGCTATGATTTGGAATGCATGGTTATTGTTGAGGTAGGACCGGAAGACGTGACGAACGAAGAGGGCGAAAATTGCCCACAGGATCAGTGTGACGGTGTTTTAGAGTATGGCGACGTTGAAGGTTGCAGTTGTCACATATCCCCGCCTTGCTCTGCTTGTGTTGATAATCCGCTAGTGTGTGTGGTGTGTGGGTGGGAGGATGAAGAATGAAAATCGCAGAACTAAGAAAAGCAGGCGACATAATGAGGCGCAAAGGATTGGCAGAGCGCGCCCTTGAAATAGCTCAAGAAATGGTTAAGGACGGCAGCTATGAGCGCGCAATAGAGGGAGCAGGCCAATTAGAAGTATTGGCCAAGGCTTGCACGTTCGATTGCTATTGGGACGAAAAACGATGGATTGGCAAAAACCGAGAAGAATCTAAAATGCAATACGTCATAGAGCGCGGAAGGTCGATTGATGGGGAATCGTTATGATATTTTTCGCAATCCTTTGGGTGCTTTTCGCAATCAAAGTACACAGAACATACAGATTCGATTGGGTGGCTACCTTCACAAGTTGCCTGCACTCTTTAACTTTTAGCTACGTTCACGCGTTTGGGGTGAGTTGATTATGAGTGATACAAGATTATTAAATTGCCCAGAGTGTGACAGCGGCGACGTTGTTTTTGAATCAATAAGCGTTCGACCATATTGCAATGAGTGCAAATACTGGGCACCTATTAATTACACGGGTACCAAACAGGACGCTATAGACGCATGGAATAAGAAGAAGCTTGAGGTTGAGGAAACTATAGACAAGTTGTTTGTCGATGCTGACAGCGCGCTTTCTGATGACGCACAAGAAATAACAGCAGAAGCGGAAGGCATTAGCAGTATATCAATGGGTGAAAACGTAGGCTGGATTACAGGACCGCATGATGCAGTCAAAGCCGTGCAGAAGCTTATTATTGATGGCGAGGATTACCGGAAAGATATTCATAATATGGGCGAAGGACTAAAGGCGCTTTCCATTGAATACGCGAAATTGGTAGAGGAAAACAAAGCCCTAGAATCAAAACGTGAATACGACATAGAGGCAATGAGAACGGCTCAGGGGCTTTTGAAAGATGGCGGCCAGGGCTCTATTGTCGATACGGTGTGGTGTAATGGCGAGGGAAATATGACGCTTTGGGAACTGCTAGCAATGGCTATTGATTAGGATTGATTATGGACGTTTACGGAGACGTAGCGGGACAGTTTTCTAAGGTTGTAGATGGACTGAAAGAGGACGCCGGTAAATCTGAAATAGATAATGCTGTCATTGCAGATTTAAGGAAAGAGAACCGAGAAATAAAAGATCTATTCGTTGACCTGACATTCTGCTACCTAAACCCAGAAATAACAAAAACCTTGTACGCGGAAGTCAACAGGCAATTCAAAGAAATTGTAGGCGATGACCCGGAATTTATTGATAAAACAGAGAGCGAATCATGAAAAATAGATACGGCGTAGATACATCATATTTTAGAAAACTGTTTGAACGTGAATTGCGAAACCTTGCAGATTACAAGCCCGACGAATTAGCTCGGGTTCTGGCTAGAATGTCGAAAACGGCTGATAGTAAAGTTCTACTAGAACGTGAATTCAACGACGAGTTTATAAACGGTGTATGCAGCACCCTTGCCTATATCCTTAATAATGGCGAACAAATACCAGAACACGAGCTACAAAAAATAGGTTCAATTGTGGTCGAGTGTCACGGTACCCACTCGGTTGATATTAAAAACATTTTCCAAGACGGAAGCAAAACAGCATTCGAGCTACTTGACGAAATAGGCAAAAAGGCAGGCGTTGAACAAGGCGACGTTGCCGGACTGCTCGAATGGATTGATAAATTACCAGAACCGGACTAACCTTAAAACACATAGCAACCCGACAAGGAAACCCAGGAGGTGGCGCTATCTGGCAAAGCTCGCATTTATGTGGGCTTTTGTCGTTTCTGGTGTACGTGCTATCATTAAACAAATTAGTGTTGCGGCGATAATGCTTGATAGATAAAATAAATTAGGTGGAATTTTGGAAGTAAATACAGCAAAGACATCGAACGCAAGATTTACAGGTTATGGGATAGTGTTTCTAGGGGATAACCCTTTGATTGACAACCCCACAACGGTTCCCGCCGAGGCGTGGCAAACGCTAACAGCAGAACAGAAAAAATACGCTAATAATCAGGTTGCTCCTGAATTGCAGCGCCACGACTAAACACAATACGGAGCGCCCACCATGGCCACACACCCACTAGCAATACGTAACGGTTTTGTAGATTTCGTACTAAACCAAGTAGACACAGGCACCACCAACCCAACACCTCGCGCAGTATTTAGAACCACTGGCGACGCAGAAGTCGCCACACTAAACATGGCCTCAGACGCTTTCGGCGCTTCTGTCGGCGGTATTGGAACGGCTGGAGCTATCCAAGACGGCACTAACTCAACCGGTGGCACGACCACAAAATGCACAATAGAAAATAGAGACAACGGCCAAGTTTTCGAGGCCACCGTAGCTACTTCTGGTGCAGAGATTAACCTTACCACCAACGTAATACCGCCTAACGCTACGGTCCGCCTAACAGCGCTAACCTATCAAGGTCCGGCGTAAGTAATACCCCCGGCGTGCCTTCGGGCGCGCCACACTAAAACCAACCAGCCGGGGGGCTTTCATGCCGTCAATTTTCCAACGCGCTTCGTATACCTCTGCCTCTACAGCCTCCCCGTTTACTATCGCATTAGAGACCGGTTTTACAGCCGCGCCTAATAGTGTGCGCGGGTTTTTCATATTAGAGCAAGACGATAACAAGGCAATTTTTGCCAACGTACAAGCCACTATAACCGGTGGCAACACGCTAACGGTTAACGTGATCGAATTCAGTACCAACGGTGGCAGCCTTCCTGCCTTCGCGGGTCAAGTTAATGTATTCAGCTCGCTACCTATCACCCAATTTTCGGAGTCACAAGGCGTAGGCCGCGACGGGTTCCTATTGCTTGGTGATGGTAACCAAGTTGGCAATAATGGGGCCTCTCTTTCGACTTCAGGTTATAACGTGGTATTGGATAGCATAAGCGCTGATATCCTTATGTTACGCAAAGGCAACTTAGTGATAAATGCCGCGCATGATGGCACCACTACAAACGCGGACGTGGTAGACCAATACACTCAAGCAGAAGAACCCCTTCCTCATAATCAGAACGTTGGCAACTTTCCGCCAGTTAATAGCGTAGGTTTTGGCATTCCATTTGCTAAAGAGTATTTTTACAGAAACCCCGGAGCTCGCCAAACCGTATTACTGCCAGCAGGTCAAACGGCGGGCTCTATCACTTCCGGAGACTATGCGGATAGTGTAGGCACGGTATACAAGATTGCTGAGGCATTAGCCGCCGAGTTTATAGCCGAGAACAGTGACAACCGCCTAGCCGGGGTTATCATATCGCTAGGATTAACGGACTCTATAGCGTCAGCACAAGCAGGCTTTCAAGCTGGATTAGACGGAATTATCACGGCACTACGGGCAATCTACCCAAATATACCCGTCGTAGTCTGCGGATTACCTAGCGCCTTTATAGCGGCAAACGGTGCGCCAGCTACGGCCATAGACGCAACTCTAGCCGACACCGTAACCCGGTTTAATAACGTGGGGTTCGCGGACCCGGCAGCCGGGTACGTTGTGGACGCCTCTAATCAATTCATGGACGCGGCAGCTATGCGGTTATTTGGTGCAGTTGTATATAATGCCTTTGGCAACTCGTTCACAAACATAACGCTATAGGGTTAATCGATGGGCGCAATACTAAACAAAACGCAATACGTTAGCGCTAGCAATGCGCAACCGTTCGCGCTAACCCTACAGGCGGACCATATACCCGCACCAGAGGGAGAAAGGACGGTTTTCCACATTGGACAGACCAATAACGGGGCTATCTACGCCCTTGTAGAGGGCATTGTATCGGCTGGCTCTCTTGCTATCACCCAGATTATAGAAACCAGTGGCGACCCTATACCGTTGTTTTCTGGGGGTGTTACAATCCATAGCGCCTTAAACTCGCAACGCCTATCGGCAGAACAAGGCCAAGGCCGTGACGCTATTTTGCTAATTGGGCAATCTAACATGGCAGGCCATAACGGCGAGGATGAAGAGGCAGGGTTACGAGGTTATGACGCGGCACTTGACGAGCCTAACCCAAGAATCTTACAGCTACGAAAAACATCTAGGTACACGCTGGACCATGACAATTTTCTGACAGATACGACGATAGAGGACCAGTACGTTATAGCGTCTGATCCACTTGACCATGCTAACGATGCGGGGGTCGGCAATGGGGCAGTTCGGGCAACCAGTGCGGGCCTAGGCATTACGCTTGCCAAGCGCTACGCCCAGACCACCAGCCGCCAAGTAGTTATAATTCCGGCAGCGCGAGGCAGCACCGGGCTAGTGGCCGGGGGCACCTCACAAGCAGCGCCAAACGGCGCGGAATACCTGCACGCCGTCGCAGTGACAAACGAATTTTTGGCAGAACACCCAGACAACCGGCTAATACTCATAGCCGACCAGCAAGGCGAGACAGACGCTTTTGCAATAGGTACACTCGCGCCCGGCCAATGGGGTACGGCTAAGTCCATAAACATAACAGCGTTTAGGGCAAACGGTACGCTAACGCCTACCGTGCGCCAACCGACTTTTGAAAGAGTGCCCTACGTCATGGGCCAGGTTACTAGCACCGGCGCGGACTCTATCACCATTAATCAAGACATTGACGACATAGTGGCTAGCACGCCTTATACGGCTCGCGCCCTGTATGACATTACTTGGTTAAAAGGCGGCTCGTTTGACCTACACGTAGACGCGGTGGGATTGCGTGAGTGGGGTCATATATTCTACGCGGAATACATCAACGCCTTGGATAACTTACCAGCCCTTCCGGCAATGCCTACGCAGGTGCAGAACCTCGCAGCCACACAAGACCCTACCGTCGTTCATTTGACGTGGGACGCCTTGCCAGTGCAAGACCCGGTAGTCATTGCGTACAATGTGCAATTTAAAGTAACCAGCGCCGGAGACGAAACATACAGCACGCCTACGGTGTTAGGATCGGCAGCCGTGGCTCATGACGTTACAGGATTGACCAACGGCACAGATTATACTTTTCGGGTGTTTGCTTCGAGCCTAGCGGGCGATGGCCCATTTGCACTTATAACAGAAACTCCAGAACTCGACCTAGCACCAACCGCCCCGGCTAACTTCGCGGCTATTCAATCGGTGCCAGGCATAACGCTAACGTGGAACGCCTTAGTCTTTGACCCGGCAGTCACAGGCTACACCGTACAGCGTAAGCTATCGACAGACCCAACGTTTAACCCTACGGACGACGTAGACCTTGGGCTAGTTACGACCTACGATTTTACAACGCCTACGAACGGCGTAACGTATGACTTCCGAGTTTTCGCCTTTAACGTTATAGGCGACGGCACACCAACCGCCGTAGAGTCCGTTACGTTCGCGTCCTCGCCTACCGCAGCGCTTAACCCTGTAGCGTGGTACCGCCGTAACGTGGGTGTTGTATTGAATGGTGCTGGTAGGGTTGCATCTTGGACTGATCAAAGCGGCAATGGTAATGACGCTAATGGCTCATTACAAACAGACAACCCGCCAAGCCTAGAAGCGGACGGTCGAATACAGTCCCTTTCAGGTAGTGATAACATCTTAGCATTGGGTGATACTTTGGCGTTCCCTAACAGTGCTATGACTTTAGTTTTCGACGCGCTTAAAATTAACACTAACGATCAAGACTACTTTTTCCACACGTTAAACGGGTACATAGTATGGGCGAGGTCTACGGGTCGCATAGAGTTTAGAAGCACAGGTTCTACCAGCATAAGTACATCCAATAACCTATTTAGCGCTAACACTCGTTTTCAATTTGCTGTATCAGTTTCTGCAACTGGTCGTTATAGAATACTCGATTCAACAGGTACTGTGCTAGCCGAAAACGCCAGCGGGGTACTTGACACAAACGGGACTAGGGCGTCATTGATTGCACGCTCCACAAACTCTAGTTACACCGGTGTAGGTAATGAATTAGACGGGGGCATGTACAACTTTGTCGCGTTTGACCAGGAATTGACACCGGCAGAAGTCGCCAGCGTTATAGGAGAATTTACCTAATGAGTAACTTCTACCCCGTAAACGCAACGGCCAACAATGAGACGCCGCCGGAACCTTCCGCCGCTCCTACCGTTATATCAGGATCGGGGTCCGCATTGTCGGGAGACTCGACGGTTTCGGGTGCTGGAACTGCCTTCGAGGTTGTGACTGGAATCGGGGCCGCCATAGCTACGGATGCAATAGTCATAGGCGCGGGCGACCCTATAGTCCTTGGCATAGGTGCAGCCGTAGCGGGTAACTCTATCGCCTCCGGGGCGGGTTCTTCGGATCAAGTTATAATAGGCACCGGGTCAGCCATAGCCAGTGACTCTACAGTTTCGGGAACGGGTTCTTCAGAGCAGATAATTGAAGGCGTGGGTTCGGCAATCGCCACCGACGCAGTGGTATTTGGCGCAGGAGACCCTATTATACTAGGCTCAGGTGCAGCACAGGCTAGTGACTCTACAGTCTCAGGATCAGGAAGCACAACGGCAGTTGTAGAAGGAGCCGGCGCGGCTATCGCTTCGAATGTTGTTGTTAGCGGTTTTGAAGGAATTCAAATTGTATCCGGTTCTGGTGCGGCTGTAGCTTCTGATTCTATTGTAGCGGGCGCAGGTGACCCAATAATTTTAGGCTTAGGCGCTGCTATTGCCTCAGACGTTATTGTCTTTGGTGCCGAGGGTATCGTGGTAATATCCGGTACCGGGTTAGCTATAGCATCTAATTCTATAGTTTCCGGTGGGGGTGGTTCGGATCAAATAATAAGCGGGACAGGTGCGGCACAGGCAGGGGATTCTATAGTTTCCGGTTCTGGAATCGTAGAACAAGTTATTGAAGGCACCGGGCTAGCCGTCGTGTCTAATGCAGAGGTTTTGGGTATGGCTGACGAATTCCAGATTGTTACTGGTTCCGGTGCGATAGTGGCCAACAATGTTATTGTTTCAGGTTCGGATGTGGGTATTGTTGACTCCCTGTTTTTTGTTAACGGATCAATTCACAGTTCTCTAACTATAAAAACAAACGAGCCCGGTTTTTTGTTTGTTTATCACACGAGATTTAATCTTACCAATAGTTCACAACTTGCGCTAAAATTAACAGATCCTTACGGCGTTGATTACATTGTTGATGTATCAAGATTGTCAGCGCCTAGTGTGGATATAAATACCGGCGATACCGCAACACCAACATTAAGCGGAGGAACCTATATACAGTTCACAACCAACGTAACAGATTTTCTTGTTGTTGGTGTATGGAGTGTTAAGGGGCTTTATGTTGATGGCAATATCGAAAGGCCGGGTGATTCTGTTTATTTTGTGGTGGGAGATGGCTTTTATGGCTAAAAACGGTATGTATACGGTGTCCTATGAGTAGAGAGGGCACCTTTGGAAAAGACAATCAGCCAGCAAAAAAAAGGGGGAAGGGCAAGCGCGCCCTCCTTCTCGATGCTATTCATAGAAAGCTTAAAAAGGACCATGAGGAAGGCGAGGGCGTAGAGGTTAGGGACAGAGCGCACGCAGAGGAACTCTTTGCTGACGAGCTAATAAAGCAGGCTTACGCACAAGTAAGGATTGGCGAAAATACTTTATTCAATGAAGTAACAAGCCGTATTTATCCGAAGCACAAAGCAACGAATGAGCCTGTTTATTTCGAATTCCCAAAAGACGGCACGCCCGTAGATAAATTCAATTCAATAATGCTGGCAGTGTCAGAGGGAAAAATTGCACCCGATGTAGGTGGAACCCTTGTTAACATGATCAACTCAGGCGTCAACATTGAAGACGTTACCGAGTTAAAAGCCAAGATTGAAGAAATCGAAAAGGCTATGAAAGCGGATGCTTAGCCGCGCTAGTCGTGGTGCACTGAAAAAGGCAGAGGTTCACTATTTAACGAAAGAAGTTAAAGGTGACCCGTCCGTCTTTGGCATTTGCGATATGGAAGGCAACGTGGTCCGTAAGCGGATCATTGGGGGTGATTTAGTATTGGCTGATGTTGAGCCGGATCTAATGATACCCGAAAAGCTCGAAAAGCTTCTTTCGCCAAAAGATGTAAAAGTTATCTATGGCGGCAGGGGGTCAGCAAAGACGCGTACGGTTGCCTCAATTGTTACCGAGGGCATACGTTACCATGGTCACCGTGTACTCTGTATGCGGGAAATACAAAGCTCTATATCAGAATCAAGTCACCAGGAATTAAGCGACGAAATAGAGCGCCGAAAACTTGCCCCTGGTCAAATGGTTATTACAGACAACCGTATCAAATCAAAAGTTTCTAGGGGGTTGGCATGGTTCGCCGGACTACTTAGAAACTTAGCAAGCATCAAGGGTAAGGCCGGTCTAAACGTGGGCTGGTGCGACGAAGCCGAGAACGTTAGCCTTATGTCGTGGGACGTATTAATACCCACTCTACGGGCGGAAGGATCAGAGCTATACATAACATTCAACCCGCGATACGACACAGACCCAACATGGACAGAATTTGTTGCCCCTTATATATCTCAAATGAAAAACGGGATTTTTGAAAACGATACAATTCTAGTCATTGACTGCAATTGGAGAGATAACCCCTGGTTTACATCAAAGCTTGATCGTCAACGCCTAACCATGAAAGAGCGCGACATAGACCGCTATAACTGGATATGGGAAGGTCTGTTTAACAAGAAATCAGACATTCAAGTATTGGGCGGAAAGTGGGTAGTTGAAGATTTCGAACCCAAAGAAGACTGGGCGGGCCCTTATTTTGGTGCTGACTTTGGATTTTCTCAAGATCCGGCAACGCTTATCAAATCATGGATTCATGACAATACGTTATATATAGAGTATGAGGCGTATCAACAAGGCATTGAACTAGATGATTACCCGAAGTTCTACGCAGGCAAAGAAGGGGCCACGCCTGAAGAGCTCGAAACATGGACCCACTTAGACGATAAGAAGTGGCCAGGCATACCAGGGGCAAAGCGTCATATGATAATGGCCGATGAATCAGCGCCCGCCATAATCAGCAAGATAGCTAGCCATGGGTTTATCATCAAAGGAGCAGCCAAGAATTTCAAGGATACAGGGGCCAAGGGTTCTATCGAAACAGGCATAACCTATCTACGAGGGCTAAAGCGAATAGTGGTCCATACTCGGTGCAGGCACACAGCGTCCGAGTGTTCGCTATACTGGTACAAACAAGACAAACTGACAGAAGAGATACTTCCCGATATAATTGACGCTCATAACCACGCTATAGATGCAATACGCTATTCATTGGTTAAGCTTATCAACCGCAAGAAAAAGGGGTTTTTTGGATGAACGAACAAAGAAAGAAAGAAATCGAAGCATTGGCAAAAGAAATGTTCATGAAAGATATAGGCGATTTGATTGATGAGCATCATAGCCTTAAAGCTGTTTCTGAATATGCGACAGGATGCTTTGTTGTTGCTAAGAGTTTCTACGATGCTTTTGATAAGGCAGTAAACGAATAACCAATGGTGGCGACATGAATATTTTAGACTTTTTCAGAAAGAAGCCTGTCGCTAAAGCGGTAGAGCAAGTTAAGCAAAAAGAGGAAACGCGGGAGTATTTCAGCAGGCATTATCTCGAAAAGCAGAAAAACAGAAAGGCGATCATTGAAGGCATCAACAAAGACCTAGCAAGGGTTAACCCCAAGTCAGTGCCAGCCTTTGCAATGGATAACGCCATTCAAGGCCAATTTGAGGGCTCAAAGAATGCCTATCGTATTAGCTCCTATGGTGCGTCTGATGAGCTGCTTTGTTGGTACATAACTCAATCATTCATAGGTTATCAAGCTTGTGCGCTTATCTCGCAGCAGTGGCTAGTTAAAAAGGCGTGCGTGAAACCAGCACAAAAGGCCATTAAGAAGGGCTGGAAACTAACCGTTAATGATGGTGAGGAAGTAGACGACAAGATAATTAAACAGATTCAGAAAATCGACAAGCGAATGAAGTTAAAGAAACAGCTTGTTGAATTCAATTCTAAAAAAATGGTATTCGGTATTCGTATTGCCTTCCCTGTTATTGAAGGATGGGGTCCAGAGGATTACAAAAAACCGTTTAACATTGATGGCATTAAGAAGGGTTCATACAAGGGATTTACCCAGGTTGACCCACATTGGATGATTCCAGAACTAGACGCAGAGGCCGTAAATAATCCAGCGTCACAGGGATTCTACGAGCCCACATTCTGGCGTGTTAACGATACCCTATATCACAAGAGTCATTTAATCATTGTTCGCAATGGTGACGTTGCCGACATACTAAAACCAACATATCAGTACGGCGGGTTACCTCTGCCACAATTGATCTACGAACGCGTCTATGCGGCAGAACGTACAGCAAACGAAGCGCCTTTATTGGCCATGGATAAGCGCCTAACCGTTTTACATTTGGACCTTGAGAAAGTTGCAGCAAACCCCGCAACGTTTGAGGAACAGATGGCAGCATGGGCAGGCTACCGTGATAACTTCGGCGTCAAGGTTGTGGGGGAAGATGAAACCATTGAACAGTTCGATACCTCATTAGCAGACCTTGATAACGTAATCATGACCCAGTATCAAATTGTTGCAGCAATAGCAGAGATGCCAGCTACCGAGCTGTTAGAGACTAGCCCCAAAGGATTCAATGCAACGGGTGAGTTTGAAGAAAATAGCTGGTACGACAGATTAGAAGCAATCCAAGAGGACGATTATGACCCGTTCTTAGAACGTCACTATGAGCTATTGATTAAATCAGAATTCGATGGTGCTTTTGAAGTGGATGTAACATGGGAACCAATGAAGTCGCCAACGCCTAAAGAATTGGCAGAGATTTCCGACCTGAAAGCGCGATCAGATACCGCACTAGCTACCCTTGGGGCGATAGATGGCGTTGAGGTTAGAGACCGGTTGATAGCCGATGAGCATAGTGGTTACAACGGCCTAGCCCCATACACTGACGCAGAAGTCAAAGAGATGGAGAAAGAGAAAGAGGACGCCATGAATCAGGAAAACGGGGGCAACAATGGCGATAAGAAAGAGGAAAAGTAGACAGGCTCCATTATCCGCTAAACGAAAAACATGGGTAGATCAACGGACAGCTAGAGGGCAAGTCGTTCTCAAAGGCGAGCGCCTAGCCTACAGCATACCCATTCAATCGAAGTATGAAAAAGAGCTGGTTATCATGATCAACTCTTTAACGTCAGTAACTAAACGTGAACTTACGGCAGTGTTTAAATCTAAGCAGGCTAAAGAGTTTTACGCTGAAGATGCAAGCCTTTCGTCATTGGCCGGCAAGGTTCTTGATTCTCTTAGAAAACGTTTCGATCTGTATTTCGAAAAGAATTCCAAAGAAGTAACTGATCGGATGATTGGCCGGATAGATAAGCATTCAGCAAGCACTTTGCAATCAAGTATCGAGAAACTATCTGGCGGCCTATCCGTTAAGACTGATTTTATTAGCGGGGAAGTGGGCGACATTTTGCAGGCGTCAGTAAAGCGTAACGTAAGCCTGATTAAGTCAATAAACTCCCAATACCTTGATCAGGTAGAGGATTTAGTTATGCGTTCTATTGCTCCAGGTGGGAATGGTTTGCAAGATCTTGCTATACTTGATGAAATAAAAGACAAGACCATTAACCGAGGCGTTAACATTGCCAAGGATCAGACGCGAAAAGCCTACAACAATTTGAATGCGGCTCGAATGCAAAAGGCCGGATTGAATGAGTTTATATGGAGGCATAGTGGGGGTGGAAGATTCCCGCGTGACCTACATCAAAACGTACTGAATGGACAAACCTATAGCCTTGATGACTTGCCCGTGATTGATGAGAAAACAGGTGAGAGAGGAATACCAGGGCAGGCTATTAACTGTCGATGCACTATGGAACCTATTGCAACTTTTGGATGATTAAATGACTAAGCGCACATACGATACAAACGGTTGGCCAGAAATCAAAGACAACCCAATTTCAAAGATTGGCGTTTTCCCCTATTTGGGTTCCAGTATCGGCGCTCCAGATCCAACAAAAATATACATGGTTCGACGATCCAAAGAAGAACTAAGCAGCAAGGAGGCTATAGAATCATTCAAGCTTGTACCGTGGGTAGACGATCACACCATGTTAGGGGATAAGCAAGACGGGTTTACACCAGCCGAAGAGAAGGGCATACAAGGCGTTACAGGTGAGGACGTTTACTTTAAAGGTGACACCCTTTACGCCAACTTAAAGCTATTCTCTGAATCACAAGCCGACCTCGTAGAGACTGGCAAGAAGGAATTAAGCCTTGGTTATCGCTGTAAGTACGTTGAAAAATCCGGCGTTTACATGGGGAAAAAGTTCGACTACGACCAAATTAACCCGCGTGGCAACCATATTGCGTCAGTAGATGACGGTAGAATGGGGTCACAAGTTGCGGTTTTAGATTCAAGTGATATTATTAGCAACGATACCCATTGTTTTTTCACAATCGACAGTCAGGATATAATCATGACACCACAAGAAAAGGCCGCACTAGCAGCCAAGCAAAAATCTAGCGTTCTAAGCGCTGGGCAAACGGCGGCGGATGCGGCTATTTCTGGTATGGAATCAGGCGGCGCTAATGTGTCGGACGAAACCAAGCAAGTGATTGCATCTTTACCGAGTATTATTGGCGCGACCATGCAAGCTATGGACGAAATGAAAGACAAGGAAAAAATGTCAGAAGATGAAGAGGAAGAAAAGAAAGAGGGCATGGACGAAATGTATGACAAGGACGGCAACAAGGCCAAAGACGGCATGTACAATAAAGACGGTAAAAAAATGTCTAAGGACAAAGACGAGATGAAGGAAAAAGGAAAGGGCATGGACGCTGCTTTGATTACTTCACTTCAAACCCGCCTTGATGCCAGCGAGAAAGCAACGCAAACGGCAATGGATACCATTGACGAGCTAAAAACAAACAGCCTTCCAAACCTACTTGGTGAGGTGTCCCGCCGTGATGCAATGTGTCGGGCGGCGTCGGTTCATATTGGAGCCTTCGATCATTCATTAATGACGGAGCAAAAAGCAGCCGTTTATATTAATGGCAAACTAGGACTTGATGCGGCAGAAGGACACGAACTGGTTGCAGTAAACGCCGCGCTTAAAATGCTAAGCAAGGCACCGGCACCCTCACAAACATTTGTTGCCCAGGATCACAAAGACACGACAGGCGGCAGCACAGCTATAGACTCATTCATCCACGGGGATAAATAACATGGTTGCTACATTTCAAAGTCAGGTCAATCTAGACCAAACAACCGGTATCCCTGGTGAATATGCGAAAGCAGGTCCACAGCGGGAATTTCCAGGTATTATCAAATCAACTAACGCGGCGGCTAATATTTTCAGCCGTGCGTTCTCACATGTTGCCGCTTCTGATGACAACGTTATTGCAGGTGGTACAGGTGCTTTTGCTGGTCTCTTGATGAATCCTAAAGAGCATTCCGCAATTGGTACGGCATTGGGTACCTTAGAGCCTCAAATCTCTATCCCTAGCGAATCAAATGCAAGCTTTGCGCAAATGGGTATCATCTACGTTACGTTCAATACAACGGCTTCTATTGGCCAGAACGTTGAATACGACACCTCAACAGGTGCCAACGCTGGACGAATTCAGGCAGTAACAGGCAATACGGCAAGCGGTGGCCATGCAATCATCCCAGGCGCACGCGTAACAACTCGAAACCTCACAACAACCGGGCAAGTTGGCATCGTCCAACTAACAGCGTAAAGGTAGAATAATTATGATTATGGCTAACGAATTGTCACACCTTCCCGCCGGTCGCCCTGCAATGAAAATTGCAATGGATCAGCGCGAAGCATTTTGTCAGACAGCAGTACAAGAGCTACGTAAAATTGGTATTTGTTTTGATGAATCCCACATTGCATCCATGATGCGCTACAACGGTAAAACGGGAGAGGGCGCACCATCGACAGGTATGGACGCCAACTTTACGTCACCGTTAACAGACGCAAGTATCAACACGCCTATCCAGTTCTTACAGGAATGGCTACCGGGCTTTGTTGAAATAATCACGGCAGCTCGAAAGATTGATAACCTTGTTGGTGTTACCACACAGGGCTCATTCGAAGACGAAGAAATTGTACAGGGTGTTTTAGAGCATTCCGGTACTGCGACCCCATACGGTGATTTTACAAATACACCATTGGCAAGCTGGAACAACAACTGGATTCGTCGAACCATTGTACGCTTTGAAGAAGGTATGCAAGTGGGTCGACTAGAAGAAATGCGCGCATCTCGTATGCGTGTTAATAGTGCAGATTCCAAACGTATGGCGGCTGCTACTTCGCTTGAAATATTGCGTAACCGTATTGGCTTTAATGGCTACAACGGCGGCGCTAACCGCACCTATGGATTCTTGAATGACCCATCATTGCCTGCTTACATTGACGTTCCTAATGGCGCGGCTGGTACTGCTACATGGGCAACTAAGACATTCCTTGAAATCGTTTCGGACATCCTCACAGCCTTGGTTGCTTTACGTGTGCAATCTCGCGACATGATCGACGTTAAGAAAACGCCTATTATGTTAGCCCTACCAACGGCAGCGGTTGACCGATTAAGCACGGTATCGGATGCGGATCACAAGTCTGTTTACCAGTGGTTAATGGAAAACTATTCCAATGTAATGATTGAATCAATCCCAGAATTAGACAGTGCTAACGGTGGCGACAATGTTTTCTACCTATACGCAATGTCTGTAGATAATTCCGGTTCTGATGACTCACGCACTTTCATTCAGGTTGTACCTTCTCGATTCCAGAGCATGGGTATCGATCAGAAAACAAAGAGCTACGAGGAAAGCTACGCGAATGCTACAGCGGGTATAATGTTAAAACGTCCGTATGCAGTGGTACGCTATTCGGGGATTTAATTTCCTGTTTTGTGCTACAATCCTAGAAAGGGCGGCTTTGGTCGCCCTTTTTTATAACCTTAACCAGAGAACTTTTATCATGGCAAAGCAAGTATTTTCAACACTTACAACAGATCAAAATTATTCACTTTATCGTAAGGCGATTAACAAGGGCGAGCCTAACGTTTTAGAAGTCGTTGACGGTAAGCCAGCACAAATTAAAATCAAAGGCGGGCATGGTGTTGCCGGTGAATACTTCCAAACCCCAGAGGGTGTTTGTACCGAAGTTTCAGACCAAGCACACGCAATGCTAGAAACATCACCTATGTTCAAACGTCACCTTGAGCGTGGATACATCAAGGTACATGAAAAGAAAATTGCGCCTGAAAAAGTAGCCAAGGATATGGAAGCCAAAGACGGAAGCGCGCCACTAGTAGACGGTGATTTCGAACAGGGCAAGGCTCCTACAACTGAGCAGGTAGCGGTTTAATGAGTGAGAAAGAGATAGAACAGGAGATCCAAAGCAAGGGGTTGAACGCTCCTCGCTTGACGCCGGATCACATTGACAGCGTTATAGCTGGAACACAATTCCATGTGTTCGAGGGCTCACAATTAACGGTGTGTTGCATGACTTTAACCAATGGCTTCACTGTCACAGGTGAAAGTGCTTGTGCGAGCCCTGAAAACTTCAACGCTGAAATTGGCGAGAAGATAGCAGCCAATAACGCCAGAGAAAAGGTCTGGCAGCTTGAGGGGTATCTACTTAAACAAATGTTACACGAGTCTTAAACTATGAAAATCGCTTTCGATGCATCACGACTACGAGCGGCTATTCCAGCCTTTGCTAATGAGACGTTATACACTTCTGCTATGTTGCAAATGAAATGGATAGCGGCAACGTGCATCGTTAGCGATGACGACGACACCTATATTTTGTCGGAAAGACAACGTGAATGTGTGCTTGATTTACTGGTAGCTCATTTGCTGGAAATCGATTCCATGATTGCCATGGGTCAGAACGTTGTCAATATCCAAGGGGCAAGCGTTGACAAGGTGAGCGTTACAGCAACACCACCGGTTGCAACGTCAGGATTCCAATTGTGGTTACAGGCAACGCCACACGGTCAATTGATCAGAGTTATATTGCAATCAGCAACACGAGGAGGTTTCTACATTGGCGGATCAGCCACAGAGAAACGTTCCTTCCGTCGTGCTGGTGGCTTCTTTAGATAATGGCTAAGGTCATTAGAGTTAAAAATGGTGGTTTGGCTGGTCTATTAATGCGCCTTGAAGAGCTTGAAAAAACAAAGCTCAAGATAGGCGTATTTGAATCAGCCAAGTATGAAGATGGAACACCAGTTGCAGGGGTGGCAGCGGTTCAGGAATTGGGCTCCCCTAAATTGGGCATTCCACCTAGACCGTTTTTTAGAACAACAGCCGAAGAGAAGAAAGGCGAATGGGGAAATTTATTCGAGCGTGCATCAAAAGCAATTATTGAGGGTAAAATCTCCCCATATGACGCGATGGATAGAATAGGTTTACAGGTTGCCGGCCAAATCAAAACAACCATAACCAATATTCAATCCCCACCATTAAGCCCAGTCACCTTACACCTTCGAAAACTCAAGCAGCAAGGCGAAACTATCACGGGTAGCATCGTTGCAGGGGTCAAGCAAAAGGCAGCCAAGGGCGAGGAATTAGACACTTCTGGCGTATCTACAAAGCCACTCGTTGATGATGCCATTCTATTAAATTCAATAACTCACGAGGTAGAGGAATCATGATACCAGGAAGCAACCTGTTAGACCTTGCGAGCAGAGTAATACGATTCCAGGGCGCTGAGCTATTGCCATTCGTTAGCAGAGAGCAAAACGCGGCTAGGGTATACGTGAATTTATACGGCTCACCAGTGCCAATAAAAGGATCAGTACAGCCAGTTCCAGCGACCGCCTATGCTGCTTTAGGGTTGGAGCGCCAGAAAAATTACATCATGGTTTGGTCTTCTGCGAACATTGCAGGTGTTGGCCTTGATACGTCAAGCGACCGTATACGATATGACAGCCGGATTTATAAAGCGGTTGGTGATAATGACTGGAGGGCTCAAGACGGCTGGAATGGCTTCTTGTTCGTTGAGGTGCAATCATGAATGATACACAACTTATCAGCATCATATGCATAGCTCTTGAGGCCGGTTTGATTTCCCAGGGGTACGTTGAACCAATTGTTACACAGGGTTTTCAGCCACAACAACAGGGCTCGCCTTCTGGTGAAAATTGGTATATCCACAAGGTAGGCCCTATCCATAAGTACGGACACCCCCAAAAATCAAACGTACTCAATCAAAC